TCACCTGAGAAGATCTTACCAAATGCTCCAGTTATACTGTCAAAGAATCCTGTGAATGCTTGCTTCACTGTATCAAACATATTTTTAATGAACTGGGATAGGAGTCCACTAAAGTCAAATGCAGCAATTTTATCTCCAAGCTCATCAAACCCTAGTAGTGAGACAAGCTTGCCAAGTAACCAAGTGCCTAGGTCTCCAATCCAACCAACGAGACCTGTTATGATGCCTGATGTGAATCCTTTAATAGCACCAAACACTCCCTCTTCATCAAAGCCCTTAAATGCTCCTTGAATGCCTTGGAATAGGGCCATGACGGTTGAGATAACAATACCAATAGGACCTAGTAGTCTACCAATCTTAGCAAACATCTGACCTGTCTTAGCGAAGAACTGGCCAGCCTTAGCAGCCCCTTCTGCCACTTTACCAACGTTGCCAATCTTACTAATCAGATTGAACACAGTTTTAAAGGAGTCAACTACTACATCGATTGCCTTACCAATTGTGCCACCCTTAAAGAACCCTGCAATCTTAGCACCTGCTCCGGAGAAGAATTTGCCAATGTTCTGGAATACAGCTGTAATTTGTTGAGCTGTCTTTGAGGACATTACAACAAGTTCTCTGAATGTATTAACTATTGATTTAGTAAAGCCACCGCCTGCTGACTTTATACCATTGACAAGGCTCATGAATGCGCCTTTTATCATTCCAACTAATTGGGGCAATGACTTAATAATCTGAAGCACTATATTATTGACGGTTTTTCTAAACCCGGCCAGGCCAACATACAGTGCTGCAAAGATAGTTAGAATCTTACCAAATGTGGATTCAAAACCACCAAGTGCCTTTGATAATCCAATAATAAAACCACCAACTAATGGTAGTAATACTTTTTCTAGGAATTCAAAGAAGCGCTCTAGAGCTGACTTTTGCTTAACTTCCTTTTTCTCTGCTCCTGGCTTCTTGCCTGCTTCTCTGGCGGCCTCTATCTGCTGCCCTTCATTTGGGGCCGCACCCAGGGCTTGTACAGCTAATGCATCCTGAACTTCTTTGAGGGAAGTGACCTGGGCTTCCATCTTACCGGCAATGTTGTAGATATTATCGGCAATCTGTACAACAAAGGGGAACATCTTTTCGACAATAGAAGGCCCTGCCATTTTTTCTATAGCTGGAACCATCTTATCTGCCAACACAGCATGAAGAGCATCAATCCTTTGAATGATGACTATCTGGTTTTTTTCAATTTGTGTGTTATCTAATTTTGGTAAAGCCATTATACGTCTTTATGTCCTGATTTACGTAACCGTTCCTTTTCTTTCTCAATATAATCAACAAGCATGGTAACATAGATGTCACGTTCAAATGGCAAAAGATCTTCAACATCACTAATAGAATATTTATGGTGTTGGCATAATGCAAATACTGTTTGATAGTAATTGGCTAGGTTGCTATACCCAGCCATTACTAGAAAAAATTCTCGAGGCCCTCAATTGTTAGTTCTTTAACTACCTTGTCTTCTGTTACATACTTTGCATTATATACAAGCTTAGGCATTGATTCAAAAAATTCCTGGATCTTTTCTACATGCTGGACGCTGAGGGATAGAATAAATTCATCTAGTTCTTTTTCAGAGTAATTAACTGTATCAAATACTTGTTCGTCTTCATATACTTGGGCGACACAACCTCTTAGAACAGCTAGTGTGGAATCAGTCTTGTTTTCATTAGCACCAATTTTAGCTAATGTCTGGAAAGTTGGATAACGCAATACAACACCAATAGACTCAGTCAATTTAATGTTGTTGCTAACATCAGATTTCTTTTCAACCTGGACTTTATCTAAGTTAATTTCCACTTCATAGAACTTACCATCATCCTTATCTTTAACTTGGATCTTAGAGATGTTTGAAACAGACTTTGCTCTCAGACAAACAAAAAAGTATTCCAGATCAATTGCAGCCAAACTATCAACATCTACTGGATCAATAGCACAGTTGTTAATAAGCTGTTTATATACATTGACAATATCTTTTCTTTCACCTGACTCTTGCGCCATTAGGAGAAGCTTTTCCTCTCTAACTGTGAATGGTCTATAGTGAATTACTTTACCTGTAGATGGTAATGTGAGTTGAAATATTGGCTGGCTAATCTTTGGTAATGGCATAATGCACCTCAATTGTTAAATTATAAACCTGGGATTTTACCCTTCACTGCACCTTTAAGGTCCTGTATCAGACCCTTCTTTAGCGAAGTGTTTAATTGTTTTAGAGAACCCAATGTACTCTTTATTTCGTTAGCAGTATTTAGAATGTTGATACCAGCCTGAACAAATTCATTACCCATTGTTGCCTTTCTGACATCATTGACCTTAGAGACAGACTCGGTACGAACCTTCATTGCACCATCTCTCAGGCTTCTTGCAAAGTCGTTGACAGCTTGAAGTCTTGGGTTTGTAAATGCCTTACCCGATTGCCTTGAAGTTGTCTGTGGTGGCTGTTGGGAGAGTGTCGGTGGTACTGGTACTGGTCTTGCGGGGGCCGCCCCAACATCTGGAGGAACTGGAACTTGTGGAATATTGATACTTCTTTTGCCTGGTAAGTTGACAACTGTTCTCTCAAATGATCTATATGAGAACGTCACATTGAATTGTAGTATTTCGTTACCGGCTTGCCAACTTAAACTTGGCTCAGAAATATTAATTGGATAGGCATCAAACAATGTATATATTGCTAGTGCAGCATCCTGGGGTGAACTTGGGTCACCACCTGGTTTATCATTAAATAACATGATATCAATTTTTGTTGAGTACCAGCTTCTATAGGCAACCTGATTACTGAATGCTCCTGATCTTACTTCCTGCTGATCATGGCTTAGGTTAACAACGTTTCTTAGCCATTCGTAAAAGTAATTGATTGAGATACCATCAGCATCGACATAAAAAGTCATTGTGATGTCTGTTGTTGCAATATCATATGGCATCTTGACAATTGGACCAGCACCATAAATTCTGGCTTCTTGGGTAAGAATTTGCATGCCAGGAAGTGACGTGGCTGATGTTAGGTAGGCTAAGTTGTAATCATACTCTGTATTAAGAGCCCAGATTGGGGGTAGAATATAAACTAAGAAGTTTGATGGCTTAACAAAACCACCACTAGTTTCTGATTTAAATTTTTCTATGTTGAATGCCATTAAAACATCTCTTTTGAATCTTGCCAGACATCTCTCTTGTTAGCACCCCTAAACTGCTCTGATGGAACAAATAATGCTAGGTTCCATTCTTTAGGGTCAATATAAAGTAGCTGCGATGATAAATGTGGTGTCAAATAATGTTTCACACAAGGCCTAAACCATCTATATTTAGATGCTGCACTTAGGATGTCATAATTAATTTTCAATCTTGTTGTCTCATCAAACTTAGTATCACTAATTGTATCATATAGCGAATCCATCAAAAGTGCTCTATATCTTGGAGCAAGGTAATGGATATTCAATCCGTAGAATCCACCAGCAACTCTCCTTATTGGAAACACTAATGGAAATCTATCATAATATGGTAGTTCGTATCTATATTTAGGGTTATATAAAAACATGTATAGTCTACCAATCAATGGTACTCTTCTATACCTATTTTGATCCCTAATGAACTCTCTTGGCAGTACATCTCTAGGGGAAATCTCTGTATACTTCTGTTTAAGCCAGGCCATCGACTCTGCTGAGTTATCTAACTTTATACCATCGTTTTCAGCTTCCATGAGAAGCTTTTGAAACCCGGTTACATTAGTAGTTATAGCCATTAATCTCTCGTTCAGTTAGTATCTGAAACTTCCATTTCCTCTCATCGCAAAATTCTTGACAGGCCTTCCATTTAGCATTGTTGATGCCCCAGTTCTTAACATCATGGATGTATCTTGGTGTTATTCTACTTTTCTTCTCTGGCGGCCTTGTCTGAGAGGATGGTTTAATTTCTATAACAATCCTATCAACATTGCCATTTTTATCTCGTCTTTTTACACTAAAGTCAGGAAAGTATCTGTGGTACCTACCGTCAATTGGTGATAGATATGGCACAAAGAACTCTTCACTTGACCACTCTAAAACATCAGGATGCTTATCCAAATATGCCATTAGCTTTAGTTCAAGACCTGATCTATAAATTATATTTGTTGGATCGCCTCGATACTTAGATGGGTTTGATGGTTTGAATCTGCCTTTATAAGATGCCATAAATACATTTACAAGTATTAATCCTAATATAGGTATTTATATGGCTAACCCAGGCCCTTCAAAATCAAACAATCCCAACATTGTTTTGGGAGCAGATAGGGCTGGAAGAGGCTCTGGATCACGTGGCAGAGGCAGCGATGCCCTCTTACATTTCCCAGCTGCTCCAGAGAAGCTAGGAATGGGAATGTTGTTTGCTTTTAAGAAATTCAATTACGGTGGACCTGGCGGAAAGTCTACAATTGCAACAGATGTCACCCAAGCCCATATTGCCTTACCGTTGCCAGAAAACCTAGTTGATAGTATTGGCATCAACTATGAAACTGCTGATTTAGGATTGGCTGCATTGGGGTTTCAAGCTGGTGCAAAAACGGGTGAAGCTTTGAAGACCTTTTTAAATACCCAAGATACAGCCGCTGCAAGTGGGGCTGTGGGAAATATAGGTGTGGCGGGCGGAGCAGAGTATGTTTTAAGATCTCTTGCACAAGTATCAAGTTCTGTTAGTGGCTTATTAAACCTTAATGCTGGCAATGTTCCTAATCCATTCCAGACTGCTATCTTTAAAAATGTTGAGATTAGACAACACAATTTTACATTTAGGCTTACACCAGAAACACCTGAAGACTCAGTAATGATTGCAAAAATTATAAGTGAGTTGAAATTTCACGCTCTACCTGGTGGTTCGGCAAGTAGTACATTCCTCAGTATGCCAGATGAAGTGGATGTGCTGTTCTTTGGTACAAACGCGTTATATGGCTTTGCGAGATGTGTAATCAAAAGAATTCAAGTTAACTATGCACCCCAGAATGTACCATCATT